TACTTCTATTAAAGTAGACGGTGCACTTCTTAATGAAGCTAGTGGCCAGAAAGCAATTAACCCACAGCAAGTGGTTCAATTGTTAAAAGGTCAACTTAAACTTAATGAAGGTGGCACAGTTGATGTAACAGATCAAAATGGACAAGTTAGATATGATGAAAGTGGTAACCCACTAAAAGTGTCTAAGTTGGTAAATGAGTTTCTCACAGCAAACCCACACTTTGTTACAGCAGGACCAAGTGGTTCTGGAACTGGACAAGGAATAGGCAAGCAAGATAACTTGGTTGACAACGATGTATCAAAACTTGATATGAGTAATGCAGAACATCGTAAGCAATATGCAAAAGTAATGCGAGCGAAAGGCATACACATTTAAGTTTACTGATACTTGCTTATAACAGCTAAAGGAGACTGAAAATGGCAAATGAAGTAGAAGCGGCGGTAATATCCGAGCTTTATAGTGACATAGTTCAGGCGGCTCAATTCACACTTTCTGAAGGAACTGTGATTCGACCTCTTGTAAGAAACTATGATAATACCGGAACTCCGGGCCTAGTGGCACAAGTTCCAATTTACCCAGCAATCGCGGCGGCGGCATTAGTAGACGGCGACGATATCTCGACAGCAACAGCATTCAACACCACTGAGAAAACAATCACAGCGGCTGAAGTTGGTGCTATGGTAACATTAACTGATTTAGCAGACGTAAGTGCAAGTCAAGATGTTGCAAGTGCGATCGGACGTCAGTTAGGTGACGCAATGGCGAAAAAAGTAGACGATGATTTAGCGGCTCTTTTCTCAGGATTTTCAAATTCTGTAGGATCAGGCGCGGCAGAAGTTAGCGTTGACTTATTTTTCTCAGCGGCGGCTACATTAAGAAACAACAATGCACCAGGACCATATTATGCGGTAGTTCATCCTTACCAAGCATTCAAACTAAAAAGTTTGTTAGCAGGTAACGGTAACACACCAATGAATAATACGGACCTTGCAAACGAAGCCCTAAGAACAGGATACGTTGGAACAGTTGCAGGAATGCAAATTTTCGAATCATCTTGTGTAACAGGTGACTCAGCAGGTGCTTATGTTGGAGCGGCTTTCTCAAGAGATGCTTTAGGTATCATGTGGAAGTGGAATGCGAAAATTGAACAACAACGTGACGCAAGTTTAAGAGCTACAGAAATTGTAGGATCTTGTGCTTATGGTGTTGGTGAAATTATCGACGGCTACGGTGTAGGTATTATGGGTGATGCAAACCTATAAGGTTAGTATAACTTAAAATTGATTTAGTGGTCAATTTATAATTAAGGGCGGTTCTTTCGCATAGGGATCGCCCTTTTTTTATCTACTACTCCGTTTTCCGGTAAATGAAGCTGGTATTACACCAATACGATAAATAATACTATAAACAAAACTTGGTCGGAGAAGGACTTCGAGCAATTAAAAAGGACAGTATCCTAATATGCCAACACTAGCAACGATATCAGACATTCAAGAATATGAACCAGACATTCAAGATTTTGGTATTCCTGAATTTTCTTCAGAAATAACTAAAGCACAGAATGACGTATTTCGCGACCTGCGTATACGATGGTGGCCTACTTATATGATTGGTAAGTATGATATCACAAGATTAACAACAAATGCAAGTGAACCAGATGATGACTTATACACAGCAAGTCAGCTAACTCGAGCCACGTGTTATAATGCACTTGGTTTCCATATCTACCCTAAACTGGCTAAATTTGAGCCAGATCAAGATTTGTTTGAAAGAAAAATGGAATTTTACAGACAAGAATACGAGAGAGAATTAGACCTTGTATTAAGAGATGGTGTAGAGTATGATGCAGATAGTTCTGGAACAGTTGACAACTCCGAAAGAGAACCTACGCATTACCTACGCCTTAAAAGGTAAGGTAAATGTCGAATAGAGAATCTATAACAACAAACATTATTGATGTCTTGAAGGATGTGAGTCCTCCACGCCCAGTATTTGTGACACGAGAACCATTCGATGTTGACAAACTAGCAATGACACAATTCCCTGCCTTATTAGTAACTTCAGGAAACGAATCAAGAGAAGATCAAGCCATGGGCGGTTATAGACGTGGCATTATTGAAATTAATATTAGAGGTTTTGTGCGTTCAGATGGCAGGAAAGGGTCTGTTCAATCTGTAGACGAAAAAAGAAATAATTTAATTGAACGCATAGAAGAAGCATTGAACACTACTCGGAATAGAGAATTGGCTACTGCCAGAGCGGCTACAACTCACGTAACTTCGGTTGAAATAGTTGAGAGAACTCCGCCCTTAGGCGAGTTTTCGATGGTTGCAGAAGTGCATTATTCATTTAGCAAAGGAGTAGTATAATGGGTGTAACAAAATATACACAAATGATAGATAACAACGGTCAGCAAGTTAGTATACAACCTGATCGTGTAGAACGATTTCTTGGTGAGGGTTGGACCATCGTTGGTCAAGAACAACCTAAACCAGAAAAAAAGTCACGGAAACGCAAAAGCAAAAAAGATAAAATCAGTGCAGATGCCCAAGTGACTTCAACAACATCGGAGGATGAAGTAAAATTATCAGGCGAAGAAACAGTTAGTGCTGAGGACGAAAAGCCTTGCATTAGTTGTGATGAACCTGATCATTCTTATAATGAATGTTCGGAAGACAACTGGACATTTTCTGACGATGATTTAGCTAAAAAGGAGAACTAAAATGGCTACATTTACCGGAGAAAACGGAAAAGTCGATATTACTAGCTCAGACTCAGCTGGTGTTATCACCGTTGCCGAAGTTCGTTCCTGGACTGTTGAACATTCAAAAGATGTGATTGAAGATACAGTTATGGGCGATGCGGCAAGAACATACCAAAGTGGACTACATCAGTTCACAGGATCAATGGAAGTAGTATATGATTCAACTCATTCTACTGCAACAAACGCCTTTGATCCAGCACAAGATGGAGCTCTATCAATAGAGTTTTATCCAGATGGTTCAACAGGACAGAAGTTTACAGGTTCTGTTATTACTACATCCGTATCAAGAACAGCATCGTATGATGACCTTGTTACGGCAACTGTTAACTTCCAAGGAACTGGCGCACTAGCTATCGGTTCGGCGTAATTGTGTTAACGATTAGGATACTAGGATCCCGTAAGGTGATGAGGAGTCTTGAAAGAGAAAAAGATTCTTTCATTACCAGGGTGGCAAATGATATTTTAGGAGTTGCTCGTGGAAAAACTCCTATAGATAAAGGACAGGCAAGACGTGGTTGGCGCCTAGACTCACGCTTCAAGATGAAGAGTGTTGTCAATCGTGTTCCCTATATTGTCCATTTAGAAGAAGGCCACTCAAAACAAGCACCTAATGGTATAATAGGGCCTACCGTTAGGGAGATATCAACAAGGAGATATAAACTATGACCGTAATGAATAACATTACAGGCCACTTCAAAGAAAGACTAGCAGGTGGCTTAAAAAAGATAACTGTTCCCGAATGGAAAACAGATATCTATTATAAGGGTGCGTATCCATTTGTTGTTGAAAGTAAAATTATTGCTTTACAACAACAAAATAAAACAGTAGAAGCACTAGTGGAAAGTCTTATTCTAAAAGCAATGGATCCAGATGGAAAACCAATGTTTACTAGAATGGACAAAAGCACTTTAATGAATGAAGCAGACCCAAGTATATTACTAAAGGTTTGTGCAGAGTTAAACAATGCAACTACTGAATACGAGGAACTCGCAAAAAACTAAAGGAGGACACTGAACTCCAGCTAATGTTTCGAATTGCTGAGACATTGCACAAAAGCATTGAAGAAGTAATGCAACTCAGTGTCCTAGAAATCAGGATGTGGTATGAGTGGTTTAAACTACAACATGATAAAAGCAAGGAGACTATAAAAGGTGGCAACACAAATCGTAGAAATCCGCGCCGTTGATAAAACTCGACAAGCGTTAGGAAGAGTAGATAAACGTCTAAAAGGTATTGGAAAAAGCACCCAAGGCCTTGAACGGGGTTTCGGACGTCTACAATCAAAAATCCTTGCAGTTGGAGCCGCGTTAGCAACTGGGTTTGGTATTAAGAAAATATTATCAGTATCTAGTCAAGTTGAACAACTCGAACTTAAACTTAAATTCCTATTTAAATCAGCAGAAGAAGGTGGCAAAGCATTTCAAGCCTTAACCTCTTATGCAAGTAAAGTTCCGTTCGAACTAGAACAAATAGCCGCGGCTTCAGGCAACCTAGCTGTTGTGGCTAAAGATGCCGACCACTTGTCAGAACTGTTAGTTCTAACGGGTAATGTCGCAGTCTTCATGGGTGGAGACTTTAGATTAGCAGGCGAGCAAGTTCAAAGAGCAATGTCTGGCGGTATAGCGGCCGCAGAAATATTCAGGGAAAAAGGTATTAAAGCGATGGCCGGCTTTAAAGACGGCGTCAATTATAATGTTGCCCAATCACAAAAAAAATTAATGGAGGCGTTTGGTCCTGGCGGAACATTTGGTAGGGCCGCGAACGCAATGGCAACTACTTGGACTGGTGTCTTGAGTATGATATCAGACAAAGTCTTCCAATTTACACTTGCAGTAGGTAAAGCAGGCGGACTGTTTGAATTTTCCAAAGGCATAGCAGGCGTTATTAATAAAGCTATGGGGGATAATGAAGAAGGACTAAACAAATTTGCCGCTAACGTAGGTAATAAAATAATTGAAATAACACAAAAAATGGCAATAGGCACAGCACAACTAATAGATATGATGAGCCCAATTTTTAAATTTGTTAGGTCTGGTATAAACGGTATGGTTAGTTTTATGAATATGTTACCTGGAACTATAAAAGCTATAGGTATCATAGGATTCTTGATGCTAGGACTAAAAGGCAAACTACTTGTTTTAGCCATTGGTGCAGTATTAGATAACCTTGGCGGTATGGTTGATGATTTTATGAAGAGTATAGAAGCAATGGCAGGCTTCGTCGTCGACAAACTGAATTGGCTAATAGACAAGGCGAATGCACTAAATCCATTTAAAGAAATTCCACAGATTCCGGCACCCGACTTTGGTAGCTGGGCCGCACCTATTAATGCCATGAGTGATAAACTCAAAAAAATGTTTGACAGTCTGACAGATAGCACCAATATTAAGCAAATGGGTGAAATGGAATCGAAGATTAGAGATATTATTAAGCAAATCGAAATTGAAATGGCCTTGAACGCAGAAGCGAAGAGACAACTTGACGAAGAATTAAAAAAGATGGGAATCAAAAATCAGGCGGAATTTGATTTCAGATCACTTGTGGAGCAGTCATTAGGAGAAATTCAAAAACAAACAGACTCAATAAATGGACTTACAAAAGAGCAAAGAGTATCGTTAGAACTAGAGAAGAAAAAGTATGTCGAGTTATTTGCAACAGCAGGCATTACAAAAGAAGTCATGGATGCGAAGAAAGAAGAAATTAGAGCGGCACTGATGGCCAATGAAGTGCTAAAAGAAACAGTAGCATTAGAAAAACAGAGAAAAATTGAAGCAGAAGCAATGATTGAATCCGCTACTAAATTTAGAGTGGATTATATACAAAAAGAAACTGAAGCTCTTCAAACAGTTGCAAATAATGCCATAGCAATTCTAAACACCCAGAAAGAAACACAGTTAATAACTGAACAAGACTTTGCTAATAGTAAACTTGCAATCGAGGCTCTCCTAAATCAAGAAATTCTTGACATGGAAGCGGCACGGTTACAAAAGCAAGAAGATATGTATATGGCGTCGTTGGAAAAAAGATTAACTGCTAATCAAGGTGCTATAGCAAAACATATGAGTGCTGAAGACAAAGAGTTTTTAAAGAAAAAGGGCAGAGAAGAAAAACAAAAAGAAATTAATCGGACTAGAATAGAATTTGAGAAAAAGTCTGAGATGGAAAAATATCAATTTGGTATTGGCCAAGCTAAAAACTTTTTCGCCGCATTAGGCAAAGAGAACAAAGCGGCATTTGCGGCGGCGAAGGCAATGGCTATTGCTGAAGCAGTTATTAACACATACCAAGGTGCCACAAAAGCATTAGCATCTTATCCACCTCCATTTAACTTTATAGCAATGGCGGCAGTAATAGCGGCAGGTTTTGCACAAGTATCAGCAATTAGGGCACAGACGGCACAACGAGGTGGAACTGTATTAGGCGGAGCCACAGCATTAGTTGGTGAGGACGGACCTGAACTTATTGTTCCTAAACAAAGTTCAACAGTCATCCCAAGAGAAGTAGCAGATGCTGTTGGGGGCATTAGTGGAGGCATGGGCGGTGAAGTAAATGTAAACTTTAACATAACAACAGTTGATGCAAGGGACTTTGATCAACTACTTGTTGAAAGACGTGGAACTATTGTTGGAATTATTAACAATGCCATGAATCAACAAGGCAAAGTGGGAGTGACTGCTTAATGGCTTATATAGGATTTTTTCCAGTTAGTTTAGGATTTAAAGCTCTTAAATTTAAACAAAAAACAATTACAAAGAAAACAGAAACAGCAAGTGGCAGAACTGTTAGAGCAACGAATGCCACTACACTATGGCAAGGTGTTTTAGCTTTTCCATCTACATCGGCTGGTGACTTTAGGGCAGTTCAAGCCTTTGTTGCTAGATGTCAAGGTAGTTTAAATGAGTTTGATTTAGTTATTCCAACTATATCAGATACCAGTGGCAGTTATCCAAGTCAAGTAACTTTTCCAAGTGCGGCATCAACGGCCGCTGGATCGACTAGTATTGCTGTAACATCAGATCAAACAAGTAAAACAATTTTAAGAGCAGGCGATGTTATTAGGTTTTTTAATCATACAAAAGTTTACATGGTTACAGAAGACGCTACTACTGACGGAGCAGGCGCAGGAACAATACAATTTCAACCAGCATTAGTTACAGCAGTGGACAGCGATAGTGCTGGAGAACCTATATCTGTTAACCAAGTCGCATTTAGATTTATAATTTCTAATGATTTACAAGAATATGGTTACGATAATCAAGGATTTGTAAGTTTTGAAATAGATGTGCAAGAGGTTTACTAATGGCACGACTAGCAGGTGGAAACACTAACACAGCATTAGCCAGAGATGCTATTGTAACTTATTTGCTATTAGATCTAAATGGCACATATTACACAGACGCTCCTTATGATATTGTTTACGATTCTAAAACATTCTCAGCACAAGGAATCTTTTTAAGTATTACCTCAGCAAGTGAAACTTCCGAATTATCAATCACAAGTATTACAATAACCTTAAGTGCTTTAGATCCAACAACAGTTTCTACGTTTGCAGTTAGTTCTCTTATTAATAAAGATGTTGTTATACATAGAGCATTAGTTGACCAGACTGACAATAGTATTATAGATGATAGCACAGGCGATGGACCTATTTTAATATTCCAAGGTCGTGTTGCTGGCTATCAAATTAATGATGCAGAAAAAACAGCAGGACTGGCTATCCAAGTAGACAGTTTATTTTCTAACTTTGAAAAAGTAAGTTGTCGTAGAACAAATTTAAAAAACTTCCAAAGAGAATATCCAGCAGACTTTAGCATGGAATATTCACATGAAGCAATTAAAGATATACGTTGGGGCAAAAAATAATGATTAGAGAATTTGAACCCAAAGATTTAAACGGAATTTTAAACATAGCAAAATATCATGCTGGTGAATTAGAATTCCAAACAGTTATACCAATTGACGATGTTTATTTGTCAAAGCAATTAAAAAGAATATTAATGAATGATGGTATTAAATGTTTAGTAGTAGAAAAACATAATGACATTATAGGTTATGCTATATTCTACCTACATACTAAATTATGGAACCCTACTTTGTTTGGGCAGTTAGCTTTCTTTTATATTTTAGATGGCGAACGTAATAAAGTAATTGCAGATATGTTATGGTCAGAAGTTATAGCAGTCTGTAAAAAACACGGAGCACAGTTTTTTGAAAGTGATATTTGTGCATTTAATAAAGACTGGGAGGGCTCGGCTGACGCTATAGATAGAGCGTCAACATACTTTGAACACAAGAATGGTAGTCATTGTGGCAATCATTATATACATAGGATACCAGCATAATGGGTGGTGTAATTGAATGGATAGGTGAAGTTATTGGCACTATTATTAGTGTCATTGTAGAATTTGTCGGCGACATTTTCAGTTTCCTATTAGCACCATTTGGCACACCTGATGTTCCAGATCAACCACAAGCAGATCAACAAGCGACTGGTGTAACTGTTACAAAGCAAGGAACCAATGTTGCTATACCTGTTGTTTATGGATTTAGAAGAGTTGGAGGAGTTATTGTTCATGCAGAAACAGGTTCAACAAATAATCAATATCTATGGGCCGTTTACGCATTGTCAGAAGGACAAAT